AACGGCGAGGTGGTTGTCGGCGACTTCCAAAGCGGCAACATCTACGCATTTGATCTGGATGTCTACTCGGACAACGGCGACATTCAAAAGTGGATTCGTTCGTGGCGTGCCCTGCCCACAGGCCAGAACAACTTAAAGCGCACGGCGCAGCACTCCATGCAGCTCGACTGTGAGGTAGGGTTTACTTTGCCGCCCACAACAATTTTGGATTCATTGCTTTATCTGACGACGCAATCAAACGATCGTCTGATTACTGAAAGCGGTAATTACATAACCAACGAAAGCACAACATTTGGCAATCCGCAGCCAATCGTGCGGCTGCGCTGGTCTGATGATGGCGGCCACACTTGGAGCAACTACCACAACAAGGACATGGGCACCACGGGCCAGACTGGCAAGCGGGTGATCTGGCGGCGCTTGGGCATGACTCTAAAACTGCGTGACCGGGTGTATGAGCTGTCGGGTACAGACCCCGTTAAGATCGCCATCATGGGCGCAGAACTGCTCCTATCGCCGACAAATGCTTAACGCCGACACCAACATCCCGTCAAGCAGGGTTCCGTTCTTTGATCAACGGACCGGCCTGATTTCGCGGGAATGGTATCGGTATCTGCTGGCGCTGCTGGAGTCAAATGTTGATTACACACCGCCCAATAATCCTGTGCCAGTGCCGTTGACTGGCTCCCCCTTGGTGTTTGGCAACACGACCGAGCGCCCTATCGACATAATGATCAGCGGCGGCGGGGTCATCAAGGTGCAGTTCCAGCGCGGCACTGGTGCGCAATTCAACACAGGTTCATACTACGGTATGTTTGGTTTGTCCCCCGGCGACGCCTTGACCATCACGTATTCAGGCACGCCGATCATCACGGCGATTTCGAGGTAGCTATGCCAACAATCTTGACGGATAATCGGGATATTGCTTTGGAAGTTGGTTACAAAGCCACTGACTGGTCAAGCCCAATTACGTTTGAGGACTATCTGCAAAGCATGTCGGACTGGAACGTACAAGGGATTGAACGTGACGGTGACTGCATAGGTGCTGTCTACAAGAAGGACGGCGAAGTGCATGTGTCAGTTTTGAAAGATTGGCGAAAGCGTTGGATGACTAAAGGATTGGTTCGATCAATTCTTGGTTCTGACGTTACGCGCACAGAGGTGGTGCCGGGGCATGAGTACATGTTTGGCATACTGACTCGGCTTGGGATGAAAAACGTAGGTTCTTACAAATTCGAGGTGTCACATGGGCATTGAAGCAGCAATTTTAGGCAGCGCCGTATTGGGTGCAGCGTCATCCAGAAGCGCAGCAAAAACACAATCAAACGCCGCAAATCAAGCCGCTGGACTTCAGCAGCAGCAGTTTGAGCGCCAGATGGAACTGCAAGCGCCGTTCCGTGAAGTGGGGCTGCGGGCGCTGAACAAGCTGGAAGGCGCGTCTGAGTACACGCCGTTTGGCATGGCCCAGTTTCAACAAGACCCCGGCTACGGGTTCCGGTTTGACCAAGGCCAGAAGGCGTTGGAGCGCAGCGCTGCGGCCCGTGGTGGCCTGATCAGCGGCAATACTGGTGGTGCCTTGCAACAGTTCGGCCAAGGCATGGCCTCGCAAGAGTACCAAAACGCATTTAACCGTTACCAAGCCGAACGCCAAGCCCGTCTGGGGCCGTTACAGTCGTTGGCCGGTGTCGGTCAAACTTCGGTCAACGCGCTGGGTCAAGCCGGTCAGAACTATGCGTCTGGCATGGGCGAGGCGCTGGGCGCTGGTGCTCAAGCCCGTGCGTCGGGCTACATGGGTGGCGCAAACGCCATCGGCGGCGGCATCGGCCAGTACATGGGCTACCAGCAGAACCAAGCCACCAACTCACTGCTGCAACAGGCATTGGCTAACCGAACAGGTGGAGGCGTTAATTACGGATCAATGTACAGCCCTAGCGGTGCTGGCGGCGCTCCTACCGCAACCGGCGCTGAAAACTATTTTTCGCCATATTAAGGACTAATCATGGCACTCGTTAACCCCAACATTGCAATGAGCTACCGTCAGCCGGACATTCAGGGTCCGAACGCTTTGGCTCAGTTTGCTCAGATTCAGCAGATTCAAGGCGGTCGCCAAGCACAAGAGTTGGCGCAGTACCAACTTGGCGCAGCACAACGCGGCGAGGCTCGTGAAGTTGCCCGAATAAACGCGCTTGCTGGCGCGGGGACTGACGAAACCGCCGTTGCAAACGCGCTGTTAAGATCAGGTGACATCGCCGGGTATTCAGCGTTTGTTAAAGCAGCCGAAGATCGCAGAACGCAAAAACTTACCCAGCAAAAAACTGAAGGTGAAATTGCTGGGCAACCGTTGGCAAGGCAAAAAACTCAAGGTGACATTGATGCTCAACAAATAGTCGCCGCCAAAGGGCGTGCAGATGCCTTTTCAACTGCACTTGCGCCGTTAGTAGGTGCGGTTCAAGCCAAAAAACCAATTACGCACCAAGACGTATTTGCACAAGCTAACCGCCTTGTTTCACAGGGTTTGTTAAGAAAAGAAGACCTTTACTCTATCCCAATTAATGTAGCTGAGTTGCCAAATTTTGTAATGAACATGGCGTCGAGTACAGAAAACTCGCGCAAGGCTTTGGAAACATATTTGCCAAAAGCGTTGGTTGCTGGTGGCGATGTGATTAACGTAAATCCGTTGGCTGAAGGCGGTATTGGTAAACCTTTGAGTCGCGTGTCAATGACTGAAGCTCAAATTGCTCAAAACAGAATTGCACAAGAGCAACTTGGCGTGTCTCAAGGCCAGTTGAGTTTGGCGCTACAAAAATTTGCATGGGAAAAAGCCAACCCCGGTTTTGAACTTAAAGAGGCTGAAGACGGCTCAATTGTTGGTGTCAACAAACGCACCCTTCAAGCATTCCCCGTTACGATGGGCGGCGCTGCGCCTGTGGCTGCTCCAGCAATGCCTGGTGCGGGTATGCCCGGCCCACGGGTGCCTGCGCCAGCAACGCAAGTTATTCCCGGTATGCCAAGCGTGTTGGATCAACCTGCGCCCGCGCTTGCTGCGGCTACGGTTGCTGGAAGTCCTCGTCAGTTGATTGGCAAGGGCACGGCGATGACTGAGGCTCAAAGCAAATCGGCTATGTTTGGCGCAGCTATGAATCAAGCAAACGAAGTAATTTCTAAAGTTGAAAGAGATGGCACAACAACTGCACCAGTTGCTGTTTCTGTGTTGCAAGGTCTTGCTAAATTAAGCCCTCAATTTTTGGGATCAGGTGAAAACGCTGCAAATGCTATTGAGTCTATATTTAGGCAAGATCCAACTTCACTTTTGGGGCCAGATGTTAATCAGCAAAAATTAGGACAAGCACAGGTTGCATTTGCAACAGCTTATTTAAGAGCAACATCTGGCGCTGCATTTGGTCCAAGTGAAGTTTCAAACACAATTAAAGAGTATTTTCCTTTGGTAGGCGAAGATAAAGCTGTTGTAAAACAAAAAGCACTAGCTAGAAAACGCGCTATTGATGGCATGAAAATTTCAACAACTAAACAAGGTCAAAATTACATTAACAAATCTGGTGCAGACGAAAATGATCCATTAGGACTTGGAATTAGGGGAAACTAAATGGCAACACTTGCAGAGTTCCGCGAACAGTATCCGCAGTACGATGCCGTGCCAGACGTAAAGCTGGCCGACTCGTTGCACCAGAAGTTTTACAGCAAGATCCCCAAGATGGACTTTTACAAGACCATTGGGCTTGGTGCGTCAGCAATGATTCCCGGTGGTGAGGGCAACATCACGTTGCCACAACAGCCTAAAGAAGTCTCAATGCGTGACCGCATTGCTGGCATCATAGAAACACCGCTGGCGTTGGGTGCTACTTTAGGCGGCGCTGCCATTGCACCAATTGTCGGCGTTGTTGGATCTTTGACTAGTGGCAAGTTTGGCACGCAAGCAGGCGTGCAAGCCGGCCAAGAGGCAATGAAAGCTGTGCAATACCAGCCCCGCACACAGATGGCAAGAGAAGCCTTGGGCGCTATTGGTGAGTTTGTGCAGCCTCTGACTTCGGCATTGCCCCCAACACTTGGATCAGTCGGTACAAGCCTTAACGCTTTGGCCGGCCCTGCCATGCAGCAAACTGGTGCGGCTGCTCGTCAAGTGGTTGGTCAAGTAGCACCACCCGTGCAAAACGCTTTGGCGCGAGTATTGCCAGCGCCACAACAGTCTCAAATGCAAGGTATGGGCGCTGCATCAACGGCAGATCAAATTATGCGTGAACAACGCTTGCAACAGTTTGATATTCCCGCTACTGCTGGACAACGCACCAAGAATTTGGCGCAACAACAGTTTGAATCTGAAATTCAACGGGGTGTTATTACCGGCATTTCTCCAGATGCCAAAACTAAACTAGCAGAACAAATGCGTGGTTTTGAAGCCAACCAAAAACGGGCAATTGTTAACAACTTTGAGCGCATGACTTCTGAAGTTGGCGCAGAGGTTGCAGATCCAACGCAAGCGCGTCAGGTTGGTAAGATTGTTGACAAGGCTTTGAACGACGAATACACCCGCAAGTTCAACACGTACAAAGAGTTGTACAACAAGGCAGACAACTCTGGCGAGACATTGCAACCGGTGCCGTATCAAAGTTTGTTGGATTTCATCAATAGCAAGACGCCGACACAGCGCCAAAAACTAGATCCAATTTTGGACTCAGTCGCTGAGTCTTTGGCTATGAATGACCCCAGCAAAACTGGGGCAATTACTGTTCGGGCGTTGGAAGACATTTATCAACAAATTGGCAAAGTTCAAAACTCGGCAAATGCAAAAGAACTAAAGCAAATAATTACGCAAATGGGTGAGGGCGCAGGTGGAGAAATGTATCAAGCCGCCCGGTCAGCACGCAAACAATTGGCTAAAGAGTTTGAAGACGTTGGCCGTGTTGACAAGCTGTTAAGCACAAAAGCTGGTTACGAAGACCGCCGAGTGGCATTGGAAAATGTGTTCAAGCACATTGTGATAGATGCCCCGTTTGATGAAATGCGGACTGTTACCTCATTGTTAAAAAAGGCTGGCCCAGAAGGCCGTCAGGCTTACGCAGAATTAAAAGGCCAAACAATTCAGCAAATGAAGGAAATGCTTACCCAAAATGATCAAATGTCGTTCAAAAACTTGAACACATTAATCAATCAATTGGGAGATCAAAAACTTACATATATGTTTGGTAAGACTGGCCGAGATCAGATTATGGATTTGCGCGATGCTATTAAAGATGTGGTGGTTAAAGAGCCTGGCGCTGTAAACTACAGCAACACTTCCGGCGCTGTTTTGCGTGGCTTGGAGGCTTTGCAAACATTACGTTTTCCTGGTGCTAGTACAGCCGCAGAAGCTGCCCGAACACGCCAAGTTAGCAAACAAGTCAAAAAAGCATTGGAGCAACCAAACCAGTTGGCCCCCACAAGTACCAACAAAAACGCCCTCGCTAAGTAACCAGGAACACGATCATGCCTACTACGCTCATTCCCAACCCAGTAATGCAGTTCTTCGACGCCAACGGTAACCCGTTGGTGGGCGGCAAGCTGTTCACCTACGCTGCGGGCACGACCACCCCGCAGGCCACGTTTACCGACTACAACGGCGCTACGGCCAACACCAACCCGGTGATCCTGAACAGTCGCGGTGAGGCAGCAATATGGTGCGGCGCAAACCGCTAGTTCATGCTGCTCAAAGTTGCTGACGATGTGGAGATA